TAAACCAGCATCGAATGGGTCGCATTCTTTATCTATAGTTACATTGGTACCAAACCAATGCTCTAGTCTACTTAATGGAAATCCTCTAGGTATTGATAAAGTACGTTTATCTGGATCATACTTAATACCCAATGGTTCATATCTAAAATAGACTTTATTCCATCTACTAAATACTTTCTCTAATGGGAAACAATCTCGTTCTCTGTAATCATGAATTACAGTACAAGTATGTTTAGCTACTATTTTAGACTCATAAATCAAGTATTTTCACCTCCAGACTAAAAATAATCCCAGATAGGAATAACCTATCTGGGAAATACCATTATAACATTTCACTTACACCTTCAACAGGTTCTTCTGGTAATGGAAGATTGATGACAGGGTCTACCATATATTCTTTATAATGGTTAATTACAGCATCATCATAAAGCATATAAGATTGAGGATGTGTCATAGCAAATCCATCTAATTGAGAAGGAGCAGATTTCTTGAAGGATAATGGGTTAGTAATACATTTAGTCAAATCTTTATATAATAAAGAGATAACGATACTAGGATTATCCATCAATGCTCTATCCAATGTAATCAATTTGGAATCTTCGTTAGGATTTGTCCAATTTGGTTTAGCTATATTAGAGAATACACTACGGACTTGGTTGGAGATGATAGTTTCAATATGTACTGCTTGGATTTCTACATCACCTTCGATACAACGTTCGATGATATGTTGTACGATAGAGTTACGATCATGAGACATGATTGTTTCTTTAAGGTTAACGATAGATTCAAGTTCTTTAAGTACTTTAACCAATTCATTATTATCGATAGTGAATAGGAATAACATGATACCTTTTTCAGATACATCTTTCAATGGAATATGTAAATTACCATCTTCATCTGGTTCAATACCATTTTCAAGAATATATTCATTAAATTCTTGAGTTAAATACATCTCTACTTTTTCCATAGATGTAATTTCATTAGGTGTATTATCGATAACAGCTGTAAACCCAGTTACATATGATTTTTGATTAGTAAGTTCTGGGTTATAAGAATCCACATCACCAGTTGTAACGATGTCATCCATGTTGATAATAATTTCAGAGTTCATATCTTTACATGGAATAGCATAAATAGCATTAAAGTTTGGTTTAAAGTATTTATTAAATCCAGTAGACCAATTCAATGCTGTGATTACTGTTTCTAGTAGATGTTTTGCAGATAGTAGACGTTGAGTCAATTGATAAGTCAATTGTTCTACAGCAATCTTACCTACACATACGATAGTATTAATCAATGCCAATTTATAACCATAACATCTGTGACAGATACCATGACCTTGTGCATTGGATTGACAAGTAATAGGAGAATAGATATGTAAAGTCTTACCAATAAGATTTTTATCTGTCTTAGCATCTATTACTAAGTCTTTACCATCTTCATTCAAACGATAAGTTCTACCATCAAAACGTTCTAAGAAATCTTCATTTTCAATAGTGATGATTTCTAAGTTCTCTGTATTACATACATAATTAGGATCTTTATGTAAGAATGTGCCTAAGTTATTTAGACCCATAATACGAGCAACATCACCAGATTCACCTACGTTGATTTTGGTTTGGTTTTGTGCTACACGAGCTGCAGCGGCATCCATATAGATATCGGTAATAGTATTAAGACCATTAGCATAAGAGCTATCAATAATAGCTGGCAATACATTACCTTTACCATCTGGTTTAGTACCAACGTTGATAATCAATTCTTTATATTGACGTGGGTTGATACCTTGTTTTACACTTAATGGATTCTTCAAGCAATGTTCATAACCTAAATACTTTTCAGATTCCATGATGTATTTGTTTGATTTATTCAAACGTTTCATACCCTCATCTTTTACATCCTCAATAGGAATATCACCAAAGTGAGAGTTTAATAAACTCCAGAACTCTGGAGCTTTTTGTGCTAATTTAATTGTGTCGTAGAAGTTGATTGTACAAGCATTAAACTGAGCAAAGCTATTTACAAATTGTTGCATAGCAAAGATATTATCAGCAAATGATCTATTTAATTCTACGATATTAAGCTTACGATTCTTACGATATTTACTAGCTCTATATCTTTTATCGATATGTGGTTTTAGATTACGGTCTATGATTTTATCATAATGATCAGCAATCATACCACGAGTGAAACCTCTCTTATCAAATATGAAATGACGAGATTTGATTTTGAATCCTTGGCGAATAACAGGTTCCCATAATAATATATTGACTGCCAAATCAGGTAAAGTTAGATTTACTGATTTACCATCAACAAAGTTTACTCGGACCTTTGCCATTTGGATAACAGGTTGTTCCACACCATCTAGAAGTATAGAGTTAATTCCATTCCAGTAATCATCGTAAGTGTATTGAGTTATATCCCCTGTATCGATAGTCAATGGTATACCATCAACGATACTGGAGAACACGTAATAATTACTTCTGTTTCGTTGTAAATAATTAACTGCTTCCATTCTAATCCTTCCTTTTCGTTTAATTAAAATATTTGTTCCAGTTATCTTTAGTACTGTTAATAAAAAGTTAAAAGATATCTAAGATTCAATTATATAATATACATTTGTAAGGAGGTTTAAAAATTTTGCGAAAAAGAAGGGAGTAGACCTTAAGGTCTACTCCAATAGAAATTTTATTTAATAGTTTGTGTGTGATGATTTACTTGACAGAAGTGTGTGAAATTTCTTTCAAGTACAATTTAATTATTTTTGTTTAGTCTTTGTCAGCTTTAGGAGCTGTTGCTTTAGGAAGACGAACGTAATGCATAGGATCTGCTTTCAATAAAGCTTTTTGTGCTTTGATTACGTCACGTTTTACTGCGTTCCCGTAGCGTTTAATGATGTTGCTGATTGCTAATTTTTTCATAGCAGCAGCTTTTTTCAATTTTTTCCAGTCAGGACTATTAGATTCTTTAGCTTTTTGCATAGCAGCCAAAGCAATACGACGGTTATAATCGTCTTCTTTAGAAAGACGAACAACAGTACCTTTGCGGAGACCGCCAGCTTCAACTAATGCATTAACTGCTTCAGATTGTAAAAATTCTTTAGCAGACTCTTCGTCCATATGTTGAACAGCGTCAATGAAGAAGGTTTCGAAAAGAGCACCTTGGTCTTGTACGCCTTGTTCTTCGATATTTTCGAACATTAATTTCACCTCGCTATAGTAAAATATTTCAATTTGATTTCAACTATCGTAATGGTCTAACGTAGTTATATAAATGTTATAGTTGTTAATTAGAAATTAATTGCAAATTAGACACTTAAATACTATATATTTGGAAAGGAGTAGTGCCTTTATAATGGATATTTCAAATACAGAAATTGTAAAAAGATATAAAGAAAACCTTATGGATACACTTCCATATATTTTTCCTACTTTATCTGATTCAGAGTTAAATAGAGCCATTGATTATTCTATAAATAAACGTTTTAAGAATTCGCCTTGTTCCGTTTATAATAACTACAAAGAAGCCACACTTAATACAACCTTACTTAAAATGACAGAATATATTTTAAGTAAAAGACCTATAGTGACGTCCCAAGGATGTTTGTTTACAAGACATGGAGAACTACCAAATCCATTGTCTCAAATGATTGAAGAGTTTGCTATGACTCGTAATAAGTTTAAGAAAGAGATGCTTAAGTATCCTAAGGGTACAGAGCAATATCGTAAGTATAACTTACTACAACTAGTAGCTAAAATTGATACTAATGCAATCTATGGTTGTTTGGGTGCACAAAGCAGTATCTTCTATAATATCTTTGTAGCATCTTCCATTACTCGTATTGGTCAAAGTATAATTGCGGCGGCAATTATGTTCTTTGAAGCAACTCTAGCTAACAATGCTAAGTTTGCTTCTATGGACGAAATCTTATCTTTCATTCATAATGTAAAATCTGAAGCTGGAGAACGTAAGTTCAAAGATGAAGAAGTAATTGGTAGAAATATTTCTCCAGAAGAATTATTCTATAAGATTATCATGTCTTGTGGTTATTCTTGGTATCCTTCTGAAGATGACTGTGAAGTAATCTGGGATATTTGTAATCGTATGGAACAACCAGAACGTAATCGTGTTTATATGAAGAATAACATATTCGATTTCTTCAACGTTCCATATACTAGTAATCTAGTAGTCAATATGCTAAAGAAACTAGATGCTCCATTCTTGGACCCAAATCACCCACCAGAAACTATCAAAGAAGATATTGCTCTATTCACTGATTTGATTAGAGAGTATGTAGCATATAAATATCAATATACCGATAAGATTGATAGAGTTATGAGTATGATTCGTGAGACTAGTGTTATTACAGATACAGACTCAACTATGATTACTCTAGATGGTTGGTATAAGTTCATTCTCGAAAAGACTTTCGGTGTAGATATGAAGATTAAACACTCTTCCATCGATGGTGCTGAAATAGTAGAGAAAGACGATATCAATAATCTTAAGACTGAAGATGAGTATGTCCAAGAATATGATTTCTTGAATGATGAAATTATTGAAACTAAACGTATGGTAGAACCATTTAAAGTTATTCCACAAGATGGATTACGTTTCAGTATCATTAATATCTTAGCTCACTCTTTAGGTATCTTGGTTAATGAGTATATCAAACGTCTATCTGATAATTATAATATGGATGGTAAGTTTGATCCTTGTCTATTAAGTCTTAAGAATGAATTCTTATTTAAGAAAGTTCTATTGACCAATGCTAAGAAGAACTATATCTCTAAACAGGAACTCCAAGAGGGTAACTTAGTACCAAATAACCAAGATCAATCTCTAGAAATCAAAGGTCTTCAAATTGTAAAAGCTGGTGCTCCAGAAAAGACTACAAAAGAACTATCTCGTATTCTATATGAAGATATTGTAAATGCTGAAGAACTAGATCAATTGAAGATTCTTAATGAATTAGCTATCGTTGAAAAGAATATTTATGTATCTATTAATAATGGTGATACAACTTACTTCAAACCTCAACGTATTAAAGCTATGAGTGCTTATGAAAACCCTATGAGAATTCAAGGTATCAAAGGTGCAGTAGCTTATAATGAGATGATCGACGAAACTAATCCTAAGATTAACCTAGAAGAACCAAATGCAGTTCTTATTATTAAGACCAATATTAATAAAAAGACTGTAGTTGATTGTAAAATGAAGAGAGAAGAACCAGAACGTTATCAAGCTATGGTAGATTTGATGAATAATGAATTCTATAAAGGTGAAATTACATCTATAGCTATTCCATTTGATGCTAAAGTACCAGATTGGATTATTGAATTCATCGATTATCCATCAATCATCAATGATAACTTAGGTTTATTCCCTTGTGATGCTATTGGTTTAGATAGATTATCTACAAATTCACCATATAGTGGTATTATTAAAATATAGGAGCAAAGAAATGTTATTTAACGAATATAAAGAAAAGATAGATAAAGCCCTTGAGTCTTTATCTGCTTGTAATACTAGCTTTACTAATGAAGAAGCGGCTAGAATGAGTACAGAAGAGCTTACTAATAAGGTAGGTAATAAACAAGGTATTCATAAAGCTCGTAATTTCTTAGAAGAAGTATTATTTAAAGATGGTAAGTTAATCGGAAAAGCTTCTGATGATAAAGAAGCTATTCGATATATGATGAAGAATAATCTTCAGTTATACATCATTCCATTAGACGAAAGCAAGCCTTATGGTAAACAAGAAATCGGTGTTATCTATAAGGGAGTAGTTGGTATCGTTGTAAACCATGCTATGAACTTTGTAGAAGTAGTAAGTGAAGATGATATGAAAAAGTACGACATTTAGTTGCATTCAAAAAACTTTTTAATTATATAATATCTCTATGAGTAAGACGTCATAAGTCATAAATTAAAGACACGACAAACTTACGAGAATATTTTTAATTAAGGAGGACAACAAAATGTCTAAGAAAACAACTCACGTATCCTATGATTTGGATACAAAATTCATTTCCGCAGCTCGTAAATTGAAAGCTGCCCCTAAAACTAATGAAGGTGAATTTGCAAAAGCCTTCGAAAAAGCTGGTAACTTCGGTGATAAATTGAACGTTATCGGTAAATTCGCTATTGGTCGTACTGATCTTTATAGTGTAATTCTCGATATCAATAAAGATATCAAAGCAGACTTAGAAGATGCTGATAATGTAAAACGATTGATTCAATCTCTTTACGTATCTGCATTAATCAACTTCAAGTTTGTTCCTAAAGTTCATGAGGAACTTCGTGGTTATGTTCCAACTGAATTCCAAATCTTGGAACGTCAAATTCATCAATTAGTTGCAGCTATCATCGATGGTAAAGATGAAGTAGAAGAAACTGTTGATGAAGCAGATCAAGCTCCAGAAGAAGAAATTGGTGCTGAAAAACAAGAAGAAAGTCTATTCGCTCAAATGCTAGGTAATGCTGCTGACAAAGTGGAGAAAGTAGCTAAGAAAGCTAAAGACAAAGTTAAAGCAAAAGCTGACAAAAAAGAAGATGTTAAAAAGGACGCAAAAAAGGAAGAAAAGGTAGAAGCAAAGACTGAAGCTAAACCAGAAGTTAATGTGAACCCTGTTCAACCTGTCGTTGAAGATGAAAAAGCACAACGACCAGCAACTGATGCCAACAATACGTTCTATCAAACATTGAAAGAATTGGAAGCAATTGCTTTACAACGTGAAGCTTATCACTTTGCAAACCATTCTCCAATGGATAACAATGCTAACCGTGAGATCGCATATCAACAATATGCAAATCAATTTGGTGTAGACCCTATTCTTATTCCAGAATATCGTTTATATCTAAACCAATTCTTGAACCCACAAGAATCTGCAATGTTCTTTGCTGACGTTCAACAACCTGGATTTAACAATCCTCAACAACCAATGTATCAACCACAACCTCAACCTATGGTAAATCAACAACCAGTAGCTCCTGCACAAGCTACTGTTTCTACAGTGGTACCTCAAGCTGTTCAACCAGCTCAAGCTCCACAACAACCAGTTCAAGTAGATGCTCCACAACCAGCACCAGCTGATGCTCCTCAAGCAACTATTTCCACAATGGAACAAGTTAAAACAGAATCCGAATCCGTTAAGGATAAAGTTGTGAAAGAAAAATTGGAAACATCTGACCACGACTTGGCAGAATGTGTAGCGAAATACTTAGGATACTCTTCCTACAAACATTTCATGAACACATTCTTAGATGCTAATGCATTGAAACGTAAAGCTAAGATTAATAAATTAGTGGATACTGATAAAGTTATTCTTAACTTCACTTACTTGATTCGTGACATGATCACTAAAGGTGGTAATACAGTAATAGCTGACGCTATCCTTAAAGGTGGTCGTTTCCGTGTAAGTGGTGTTCAAACACTCAACAATGTACCATTTGTTGTTCTTCGTAATAATAA